TTAACGACATTACTCATTGACCCACCACACCTCGCTCGGGCGTCCTCCGCCGTCCGGCTTTTCCTTCACGGCATAAGCCTTGCCGGTGTCCTGGAGCAGGCCGAGTACGCGCTGTAGATCTTCGGGCTTCTTGTTGCGCCCGAAGAGGTCCCGGATCTGGGTGCGAGTCATACCCTCTTCGCTATCTCGAAGAGCCTCCAGGAGCTTGTCGGCGTCGGCGTCTCCGAGCTGGTCGCCGAAGAGGTAGAGTGCCGAATCCTCGCAGTAGCCCCACACTGCGTATGCCGACGCCAGATGCTCGGCTTCCAGCTCTGCCGAGCCATCCGCAAGAGCGTAGAGAATGGCGAGCCGTAGGGTTTGGGCTTCGGCGCGGGCGGTGACTTGCCCGAACATCCCCGGCCTATCCTCGGTGAGAGCGTCGTACATCTCGATCCAGGTATCGCGTGCGCTCTCGGCGAACCTCATACGCCCCGCGTCTCGACTTAGAGCATCCCGGATCTTGCGTACCACCGGAGCCATGTCCACTCTGTCGAGATCGCCGCCAAACGGCAGTTTCTTCGAGCGGCGGACTACCGCCCACAAGAAGCGGTTGGCAAACCCGTTGGCGGCCTCGCTCTCTACGACGTGCTTTAGGAGCTCTGTCGAGGTGATGTGCCCCACCACGCTGATATGAGGCGCTGTGGCGCGTAGCGGGCTGTGTTTGACCATCGTAGAGAGATCCCGGCCATCCCAGGCGTTGCGTAGGACCGGAGATAGCGTGTTCCCCTCGCGCCGGAGTACCTTCAAGCCTTGCGATAGCTCGCCCTCGGAGACCAGGAGCCTCTTATCCTTCACACCAGGATCAGAGACCTTCGTATCGCCCTCGCCGTCCGGGACCTCTATCTTGTCTCTCACGGCGCTTATCAGGCCCTCGCCGGAGCTGAGACCGCTATCAATTCTCTTCTGTGCCCACTCGGGATCAGCGGAGCTGAATATGTTTTCGATAGGAGCCCACGACGTACCCTTACGAGCTCTTGCGGTGTCGCCGACGATGCCGACGAATAGGTTCCCGTGGTGGCGAGCCCCCGACACGTCCACATATCCCCGCCGGCCGTAGGCACTGCCGAAAGCGGTGATCGCTCCTAGCAGGATCGCCACCGGGTCCGCCTCGGAGTGCGGGCTAATCAGCTCTACGAGCTCGCCGAACACGCCCCGGTACGCGGCCGAGTCCATCTCGGGGAAGGGACGCGCCGGTGAAGGCTTCGGCTGCTCTCGCTCTTCTCGGGCGCGGTGCCCGTTCATGGTGATGTTCACCTTTGCGGGCATCACTTCATGGGCGAATGCCTTGAAATCACGCCCCTCACAGTGTGCGTGGTGGCAGTGAAAGAACTTCGCGCCGCTCGGATACTCCCCTACAAACGTCCCGGAGTCGTCGCCGTCTGAGTGTTCGTGAAGAAACGGGCACCTAACCGCGTACTTCTTATCAGCGGAGCCGTCCGGTGCTACCTTCGAGACCGGCACGTTCCACTCGGCTAGCAAGTCGTCCAGGCCGTCGCCCCCGTTCCGCTCTGGGTTGACGGTGAGCGGCTTCTTCGGCTTCTCGGGAAACTCGCGGGTTATCAGGGCGCGGAGCTCGACGGTCCTCTCCGGCACCGTCTCCGGCGCGGCTCCGAAAGCTTCCCCGGTTAGAGTGAAGTAGCGCCCGCCGTTGTAGACCTCCAGGCCATCTTTCTTGTAGTTGCGCGGGATCTCGCCTTTGACCCATATCTTCACGCCCGTTCCGCTCGGCGATACCTCGGTATAGCCCTCCAGGGCCTCGACAATCTCCGCGCCCCTGGCGTCTATCTCTCCGCTCGCGGGATTTATGCAGTCGTCCACGTCAACGCCGATATACGGCGCGGTGACGGCCCTGGCGACACCGTGGTATCTCCCGGTGCCATAGGCTTCTATAGCATCTTCTAGCGGTCTCCAGGTGTCCGGGTTGGTCGAGCTCGCCTGCTTCGATCCCGCCCTAAGAGCTACTTTCGGCACCTTCGTCTCGCTCTTACGCCCGGGCGGGATCTCGTAGGACCAGCACATATGGAATGTGCCTTCCTTCAACTCACCCGGGACGCTTTCAAGCGTTTTCGGGTACACTAAGGGTACAGTCATTGGTTAGCTCCAGACTGGTCTTTTGATCGCCGGTGATCCCCACCACCGGCATGTCCTATCGGCTGGCTAGGCATGGGCCAATTCTTCAGCTCGCTCCCACCTACGGCGCTCTTCGGGGTGTATCCTCCAGCTCACCGAGCGCGCGGCGGCCCGGAGGACTGCTAGGGCGCTTATCCGCGTACCGTCCATCGCATCTTCCAAGGAGCTCTTCTCGACTTCGAGGGCGTGGCGGTGGCGCCTGAACTCCGGCAAAGGCAAATCCTCTAGGGCTTCGAAGTCATCCAACGGCATCGCCGTGAGCGAGGCGTTGTGCTCTCGGAGGTATTCGTCTACTTCTTCGGAGTTCATCTCTCCCCCGGCGCGGGACAAATTCTCGCGTGCTCTTTCCACAGTGCTTTTACGCGGCGGGGGTCCCTCTTTTGGGCGGTTTCGCCCTCTCTGGCCCATCTCATGCTCACCCTCGAAATCCATCATGTCCTCGGGGGCGATCTCCAGAACCAGTGCCAGCTTGTGCGCGGTGTTTGGGCGCGTGCTATGCCCGGCCTCGTAACCGGCGATGCTCCGCTCGCTGACCCCGGACTCGGACGCCAGCCCCCTCTGTGTGTAGCCCCGGCGCTCGCGCCACTCCCTGAGCCTGGATATCTCCATGCCTCTCCTCTCGTTAGCCTGGGCTTATTGTACTTGACGTGAAATATACTTGCAACGGGCCTGCAAGTTTAGCAGTGTGCCCTTAGACATAGAAACGGCCCCGGCGAGTGCCGTAGTGCGCTCTCTACTGGAGGCCAGGGCGTCTAGCGCCCCAGCAGCCGCTTCCACCACGACTTACGCGAGCCCTCGGTATCCGCCGGGGGCTCTTCTACATCTGATGCTTGAGCATCATTTTCAGGAGCTTCTATCGCGGCGAGATTCTGTGCTTGCTGCATGATGATCCGCCGGTTCTCCCGGTTGGCTTCCTCCAGGCTCCGCACGCGGTCCCGTAGCTCCTCTATGAGCTCGTGGTTCGTAACCGCGTCACGGGACGGTTCGTAACCCGTATAGGGCGGATCCAGGAAGACGTAGACTCTCCCGTTCTCCCGCTCGCTCTCCAGAGTCCCGCGCTTTATCCGCTTTCGGACGGCCTGCTCGGTTACCCCTAGAGCGAGAGCCGCCTGTTGTACCGTAACCCTCTCCACAACCAGGTACTATACCCCTAACAACCCTTCCCGAGGCAATCCTCGGGCATCCTCGCGGCTCTATCTAGCCGGATTCGGCTACCAGCACGTTCTTATTAGCGGAGCGGGCCGCCGAGCGAGGTAGCACGCCCTGGACGTTGTACTCCACGCCGGCCACCGTGAGCCCGTCGGCGCTGGTTACACTCATTGCGAACGGTACGGAGACCTTCGCCGTGCTCGTAGAGGAGAGTTTCGAGGCTTGCACCTCCTCGTCCGCCGTGAGCCCGGCGAGCCGGCCCTTCGTGGTGATCGTCTCCCCCGGCGTCGTGGTGAACCCACCGCGACCGTCCGGCTCCTGCGTGCCCGGCTTCTGGATCACGACCACGTCGGGCATGAACTGCTCGCTGTAGTGCCGCGCTGTGTCTATGTAAGGCTCCACTATGCCACTCTCCCGGTGCGCCGGAGGTAGGGCGAGAGCAGGCTATTCAGGGCACGTTCCCCGTCCCGCACCTCCAGGTCGAGGCTCACGTCGTCCGTGCGGATCTTCGTCGCCGGCGGCGGTCCCGTGATCGTCTGGCGGTATTCGTTAGCCCGGAGGCTTATCCAGTCCAAAAGAGCGTCGGGTAGGGTGCCGGGGTCTTCGGGGTCAACGCCCTCTACGAACGGCCCGCGCTCCCGGAGATCTTCGGAGGCGGCGAGTACGTCGCCTGTGTAGAGCGTGGTGTCTATGCCGTAGCGGTCCAGGAGCCTTAGCTGGGCTTTCTGCGGGGTGAGAATCATGCTGCCTTCCTTTCGGTTTGAGACCATGCCCAGGTGCCGAGCATCGCGGCGAAGCAGAGGTCGTCATTGCGCCCCGCACCCTCGAACTGAGCGTGTCCCCTGGTCGTGAGCTTCATGCGGTATTCCAGGAGCTCGTTCCGCAAGAGCTCCGCGTTGTCTATTGCGCCGATGCGCAAGCGCCCGTCCTGGAAAGCGACCACGGCGCTGTTGACAAGCTCCAGCTTGGGGACCCCGATAAACGGCCCGTTCCTCGTGACACGGTTCCCCGCCGTCGCTGTCACCGGCCACAGATGAACACGGGGCGCGCCCGGTGCTGCTTTCAGCTTCTCCCGGATCTGGTCCAGGACGGCCCGGCCGACGCCGCCCGCGTCCAGAATCAAGCCTATCTCGTCCTGCTCGCCGAACTCTCCCCGGGGCGCGAGCTCGCACACCTTCCGCACCACGCCGCCCGCGATGCGGTTGTAGCTGGTTCTGAGGGGCGCGCGGTCCAGGGAGGTGATGTGGAGCTGTTGCACGGTGTCTTCACGGCGTCGTGAGCGGAGCCTGTAGGGCGGAACGTCCTCCCGCTCCCGGACCGTCCGCCACTCTCCCGTGGGTACGTCCACGGCTTCCGTTACACAAGCGGCGCTATAGTCGTGGCTCTGACCACAGTCGAGAGAAACCCAGTAGCGCATTACCACTCGAAACCTCCGGTAGCGCCCACGCTGGCCCCGCTGGCCGCCGCGATGATCTCCGTGTCGAATACCGCATCCTCCGTGTCCATGAACTCGCACATGAACTCCTGCCGGTACCAGCGCTCTCCCATAAGGCGGCGCTGCTCGGCCAGGAACTCCGGCGTGATGCGCTCTATCTCCGTAGCGGGCACCGTCCAGCGCTTCCAGTCACCCTCCATAGAGGCGGTGAAGAAAAAGCCCCGGCGGCCGCAGGGCGTGGAGAGGAGATCCAGCGAGCCTCCGGATACCGCGAGCATGGGTAGCATCGCGGCGAACGTGTCGTCCTCGACGCGGCTAGCCTCGTCTACTATCACGCGGGCCGGGGCGCTGAAGCACCGGATAGTCTTTTCGGAGCCCGGCAAGGCTTCGATCCTCGAACCGTTCAGGAGCTCCATACCAAGCTTCCTTTCGGAGTCGGCCGGGACCGTGTGGCCCAACTCCCTGTACATGTCGGAGATCTTGCGGAAGAGCTCCAGGCTCTGGCGCTCCGAGGGCGCTACCACGAGCACGAGCGAGCCAGGAGAGGAGAGCGCGTCGTAGAGCCCGCTGATACTCGACACGCTACTTTTGCCCCCTTGCCTTGAGCAATTCAGATACCGGCGTTTGGACGTGCTCTCCAGGTACTCCCGCTGCCACTCGTCGAGCTCTATTCCCAGCGCCGCCGCGAGCGCCACGGGAGACTCGGGTATCGCGCCTCGTACGGGGCGGCGGGAGCGTAGACGCCGGACCTCCTTACGCTGAGTCGTACTCACGCTTGAGCGCCTCTATCTCCTCTTCGAGCTCGCGTGTCTCCTTGGCCTTGCGCTCGAACTCCAGGAGCTTTATCTGGGTCTGGATGAGCTGGTTGACCACCGACCCGCGTGACGTCGCTAGCTCGCCGTCTATCACCTGCTGTGTGAGGTCTTTGAGCCACTCCCGGAGCACCTTGACCTCGGAGTTGGCCTTGGCCTTGCCGCCTTTCGACGCCGCTCTTAGACGTCTCTCTGCGTTGTCTGAGTCATGCGCCCAGCAGTATCCCCGCTTCCCAACCGACGGAGAGCTACAGGGATCTCCATTTGCTTTATGTGCGCGGCATTGCTTCATAGTAGTATTCCACCCCCTGGTTAGATCGTTTCCCGACAAGCTCGCTTAATACATATACGGGGAAGATTACTTTTGAGAATATGTCTTCTCATAAGGAATTATTTCTGCTCATAAGACATAACCGTTGCAAGTGCGGGGGACGGGGCCAACTTTCGCAAACGCCCCGTTCGTCCATGGCTAGACGCCCCCGCATCTTCACTTCTCATGGGCTACTTCCGGGCCTGGAGATCTAGCAGGGCGTCCGGCTCTACCACCTTGCCGCCGTAGACATGCAAGCCCTTGAGGGCGTCCGAGAACTTGCCTTCCGGCCTGTAGCCTTCCACCTTCACTATCTGCTCGGCGTAGCTTATGGCGGAGCTGTGGCCGCACATGATGTGGTACACGGCCGGGGCCGTGCCGGTGATGGGTACGTTGTTTGACTTGATTACCGAGAAGCCCGCCGCGCTTCCGATCTGTGCGTTTAGGGTGCTCTGGGTGCTCGCCGCCAGGAACCTATCGTTGTCTAGCAGAAGCCCCGCTACCCACGGCGGCACGATGCAGTATCGGCCCTCGCTCGGCACGTTCGCCTCGTCGAGGGTGACGGATGCCCTCACAAGCTCCTGGTACACGTTCGCGGTGGTGAGCTGGATGGCCGCCGGGGTGGTGCCGGACGTGTCCTGCTGGACTTGCCCGGCACCCGCGTAGAAGCCCGCGACGAACCTATCCGCCACCTCCGCGAGGCCGAAGGCGGCCCGAGAGCCTGCGCTGTCTATCGCCTGGGGCCGCTGCTGGGCGAGGTCGAGATCGTCCACCTCGAAGGCGAAATACTTAGACTGGTCTATGAGGAGTGTCTGCCGGGAGTCGGTTAGGAGCTCCGGCGTTATCACGGTGGTGTCGCGGACGTAATCGCCGATGGAAACGGGGCCGATGCTGTGGATATGGACCCTATCGCCGTCGGCGGTGATGTCGCCCTCGTAGTCGCGGGATACGACCCCGCTCTGTGCGAAGACGAGTTGCTTGTCGAGCCCTTCGAGGAGCCGGGCGCTCCAGATCGCGGGCACAAAATTGGCTAGAGACATAATTACCTCTCGGTTCGTAGGTACATAACGAACCGTTTTAAGGCCGTGCGCCTTGTAGCCCTGCTAGTGAGTCCGCCCGCAGTGAGAGCTTACTTTACATTCTACACCGCGCCCCGTCCCAACGAGGCAGAGGCTCCGAGGTGCGTTGGGACTGGGTGGGTTTCGAGGCTACCAGGGTGAGAGCGGGACTCGTGGGACCAATTGGTCCCACTTCCGAGTTTCGAGGCTATCAGGGTGAGAGCGGGACCTACCGCTCCCCGGACACGAACGCCTTTACCCGGTCCCAATTCGAGTTGATCTCGCCCGGAGACATGCTCGCTACCTGTGCTTGCGTGAGCGGCCCGGTGCTATCGTCTCCGCCGCTGCTATCCACGGCCTTATCCTTCACGCTAGCGCCCTCTGGGAAAGCCTCGGGGATCTCGTCGTAGGTCGCCTTGAACGCCGCCTTTAGGCTCTTCTCGTCGGCGGTCTCCGGCCACGACATGAGCCGCATTATGCGGTCTTGACGGCCCGCCTCGGTTACGTTCATAGCCGAGAGCACGGCGCGCGCGTCACGGGTGCGGATCTCGCCTTCGAGCGTGGCCACGCGCTCCCGTGCGGACTCTAGCTCTTCGTTGCCGCCGCCTTCCTTTCTGATCTTGTCGCGCTCCCGATTCAGGCGGGACTGTATCGCCGTGTCGAATTGTTCCTGGCTTTCGTAGGTGACGGGAAAGTCTGCCATTAGCTAATTCTCCTGACTCGTAGGTTCGGTATCTCTTAGGAGCGCATCGAGGCGGCTGTTCCTCTGTGCTCGCCCGGTCTCGCCGGTGATGGCCGCGACCTCCGTCTCTACCTGCTCCGGCGCCCAGTCCGGGTGCAACCTCTTCACGGCTTCGGCCTTCGATATGAGCCCCGCGCCAGAGAGCGCCTGCAACTCCTGGGCGGTCTCTAGCGGGTCTGTGGGCATGCCGTCGCCGAGCTCTACCGAGACCTCTAGCTGCGTGCCTAGCACCATCTCCAGGGCGAGGCTAAGAGCCTCCGAGATAGCGCCCTGCGCTTGCCGGGACTTTGCCGCCAACGTGAGCAGAGTCCTGGACTGGCGGAGCTTCAAGGCGCGCCCGGAGTCCGCGCGGCCACCCTCTCCGAGGCCCCAACTGGCGAGCGAGTAGCCAGCGGCGCTTATGGCCTGCTCTCGAAGGTGTGAGAGGTAAGTAGCGTGGTCGGCGGCCTGCATGTTTGGCTGCAAGACCTCGGCCAGGTTTTTCGACTCTTCCATCGGGCTCATGGAGCTATCGAGGAAGATAGCGTCCCCGAGGTTCGCGTCTCCCGAATCGGAGGCGAGCTTGCGGTTAACGAACGTGAGCGGCGCGCTGGCGCGTGCTTTCTTGCGGCCCAAAGTCACGGCATCGTCGAGGGCGTCCAGCATCGCCTCGATACCTCGGAGGTCGCTATCGCCACCCGGCAGGTTATCCCAGCGCACGAGGGTAGGTCTATCGAGCCCGGTGCGTACCTCGTCCCGGAGCTCACGCCACTCCGGCGGTCCGCTTGAGAGACCTACAGCGGTGCCCAGGCGGCTCTGTGTGCCCCTGTAGAGCCGCCGGCGCATATAGCCCTTCCCGTGCTCCTCCAGGAGCCTGTAGGTGCCATTCTGCCGCTCTCTGGAGACTATGAGCACGCCGCCCGCCGTCTTCCCGTACCTTTCGCTCCAGATTATCGAGTCCGCCGCCTCCACACTGATAAGCGGCCGCCCTGCGATAACGTCGTCGTCTTGTATTATCCGTAGTCCGGCCACACCTTCAGCCGCCACGTTGAGAGCGGCGTCGTGGAGCGTGGAGGGTAAGTCATTGGAGGTTACGATAGCGTCCAGCGCGGCCTGTTCTATCTCACCCTCAACCGTTACTTTAGGCTTTCCGGAGAATAGGAGCGCGGCGGAGAGCGCCGCTACCTCCCGGCCGAGGCCCGCCGGTGTGAACTCCGCCTGGCGGGCGGCCGTGGCGCGTGGATCTTCGCGGACGTGGAGCTCGGGGCGGTTGGCGAAGATCTCATCCGCATCGTTGCGGTAGTAGCGGCGGTGCTCCCGGACACGCTCCCACCGCGCGGCCACGCTCTCCGGCGGCCAGCGGAGATCTCCGCCGCTCCCGGCGAGTAGGTCTCTGATTTCGTTGGGGTTGATAACCGCCTCCTAATTCTGTTCGTTGCGGCGGCGCATGTTTATCTCCTGCGCCACTCGGTTGAAGTAGTCCGCCAGCCCGGCCCGGTTGAACCTCTCTTCTATGAGGTCGCAAGCCTTCATGGTGCCGAGCTGAAACACCGCCCCGCGTGCGTGCTCGGGATTCCTGCCGCACTCCAGGCAGAAGTATTGCGCCGGCGTAGTCTTGCCCTCCTCCGCCTCCCGGCGGACGCGCCCCACATCTATCGGCTTCTGGCACGCGGCGCACACGGCCACGATCTCGGCCTGCTCTTGGGTTAGCTTCATTCTTCCTCCCTGCTCCAGCCTCTAAGGTCTCTCTGCAAGCGAAACTCCTCTAGTACATCGGCCTCCGTTTCGAGAATCGGGGTTTTGTCGTTAATGTCGTATGTCGTTGGGTCGTTCGCCTGTGCTGGAGCCTTCGTCCGTGGTTGTGGTAACGCCACACTACTATCTATTACTATACTATGCTTATATACATATATACCGGCGGTAACTAACTCCGTACCCAGGGCGCGGTTTATGAGGTCCTTACGGGCCTGTACGCGCTTACGACCTACGACATTAACGACATTACTCATTGACCCACCACACCTCGCTCGGGCGTCCTCCGCCGTCCGGCTTTTCCTTCACGGCATAAGCCTTGCCGGTGTCCTGGAGCAGGCCGAGTACGCGCTGTAGATCTTCGGGC